CGACTGGAGAAGCCAAAGGTACGAAACCGTGACTCAGCTGGAGGAGGCAGCTTAAGCCAACGGCACATCTTACCCTTGACGTCTCGGAGAGTGGACTCATAAGTCCATCCCCTCCGTACAATGAGGTCCTTTTGACGTATTCGTCGCTTGAACCTCTCCGATGTATTCACTACACCGGGTACCTGTTTCGGCACATAGTACTGACCCAGGTAGATCCCTAGAACGGATCGAGGATTCCTCAATCGAGGAAGAACATCCTTGATGGGCGGAGTCACATAATTATGTGGCTCCGCGTCATCAGGGATATTCCCCCTCTCCAAGGCATGAAGCCAAGGAAAGGGTTCCAATTCGACCTCTTCAGGGGATCGAGTTATGAAAGGTTGAATAACCTTCCACAAACTCTTATCGTACTCCCCTCCGCGGACACCCGCGGGGGGGACTAACGATAGACCTCCTTTCATGAGCAGTTGATACAAATCAATCTGGGTCATGAAGGAAAGCCAATGAGACACATGGCCAACTGCGTACTTTGGAAACTTAGGCACTCCTAAGCCTCCAAAGAGGGGGTCAGCCCCCACAGGAATACCTGCTTCGCAGGCGGCAAGCCACTGTGCAGAAAATCGAGTTAGCTTCCAGAAACCTCCGGAGGCCATCTCGTTCTTCTTAATGGAGAAAGGTAAATTATACCAATTTAACTCTCCTTTGGTACCTCCAGATGGACCTACCCAAGAAGAGAGCAAGTCAATCGACTGCCCTACTCCATTAATAAAAGGAATCTCCACAAACAAGGCCTTCCTTGAATCACGGAAAGTCTTGTTTATAGATATGTTACCACAGACCGACTTGTACTCAAGCAGGAACTGTTGGAACTCTGCCTCTTTAGCCTTAAAGAGGGCATCATCACCGCACGTACGTACGGAGGATGCGTGGTTGGTTTTTCGCACCGCGAAAAGCGTAACCAAGGGAAGAACCGGCCAACTGGTCGGATCCCCCATCATAGCCCCCTTAGTAGTGATTACACTAGGAAGGGCGGTAAGATTGTGGAGGTAATCCTCCACTCGCTCGAAGTACTCAATAAGCGAATCCCATACTTCATCAGGATCCGGCAAATTGAGTCTACGGCGTTCACGTCTGTCATCACACAACTGTGCAATGGCGTCCGTGAACAAAAGTTCTTCCCTTTTCACTTCAAAGCACTCCGACTGCCAGTCGACAACCGGAGTAACCTTAGAAATGAACTGATACATCGGGAGGGCCTTATCGCCACGTGTTAACACACCTGGCTTAGGGACCCTCACCGTTTTCTCAGGGAACGGGAACACCATAGACTTCTTCTGCTCCTTAGTCATACGATTAGGAAGTAGAAGTTGCCTAGGTCCGAATAGTTTCGGAAGAAACTCCTCGGACCAGGAAAGATCGGGAACGGCTTTTACCAATTCATCGTAAAACGTTCTCGTCAACCAGAAATCATGACCGTCAGTGGCATACTTGGCGTCAACAGACACAAAGTGTTCATCTGACCGACATGGTTTAAGCGCAGGATAAGGTAACTTACCCCCCAATGACTCGGATATCCGGTCATCGGTACGTAAAACCGTATCCGCAACTTTTCTTAACGGCTGCATAACTAAGTTAGCAGACGTTAGCGTGCATGTAGGCATTCTTACCTTCATGCCTTTCTCCGGACATACCAACGGTACGACGGGGATCCGATCGACCTGTCGAAGTTGTCTTAAGGCTCCATTAATTAGAAAATTATTGAACGCCGAAGACCATTCGACAGACCGACCGGCC